CTCGCGATCGGGCATGTGCTCCATGTCCGCCTCGATCTTGAGCAGCCGGCTTTCCACCTTCTGGAAACGCTCGCTGACGGCATCGCTGGCCTTCTGCCGCTCCTCGGACAGCGCCGAGATCTTGGTGTCGAGCGCCTTGATGCCTTCGAGCGCCTTGGTGGCCCTGGCCGACATCAGCGTGTAGACGGTGGTCGCGAAGTTCACGACCGTGTTGGCGCCGACGATCCATGCAAGAAGCTGAGCCAGATCCATCAGGCGCGTCTCCGGCTCTGTCGTTCGATGAAGGTTTCGCAGTCGATACAGCGACGGCAGCCGGGCATGGCCAGCCGACGAGCCTCGGGGATCGGTTCGCCGCAGTCGCAGAACCGCGGGCCGGTGGTCTCCTCAGCCGCATACTGGCCGCGGGCGGCGGCCTGGATGCGGGCGATGCTGGCGGCGCGCTCTAGCTCGACGCGCTTCTCGGCAAGCTCTATGGCGGCGTCGCCGGCCTTCATGGCTTGGGCTCCCGCGAAACCCTGGTCTCGTCGTACCAGGCGGCACAGGCATCGATCTGGCCGTTCGCATTGCCCAGGGCGATATCGGCCTTCTTGTTGGCCACGCCGAGCTTGTCGCCGAGCTGGACGCCGCTGCGATGATGGCGGCGGCAGCCGGCGGGATAATCGGGCATGCGGCGTGCCTCGGCGACGGCGCGATCGGCTTCGGTCAAGGCTTCGCCGACGACGTTCGCCCGCGCCTTGTCCGCAGCGGCCTTGTCCATGGCAGCCTTATCGGTTGTGCAGGCTGTCAAGCAGCTGCTGGTCAACAACGCCATCGTCGCGACCTTGAAGCACCGCCAGTTCATGCTCCGCTTTCCTCTTGTCGGCATCGGTAAGTGTCAGTTGGGTTTCGAGCGTGACACGTGCCTCACGCTCCCTGGTTGCCACCTGGTTGGCTTCGTCGGCCTTGCCGTCGCTCCAGGCGCGCATCCGGCGCTGCTCGGTCGCCTCGGCCTTCAGCGCCTCGATCTGGGCGCCGGCGACCAGCTCTGTCACCGCCTTGTCGACGGCCTGGCGCACGGCGGAGGTTTTGTCCCACCACAGCCAGCCGCCGGCGGCCAGGAAGAACCACGCCGGCAGGGTGATGCCGAAGGTGAGGATCGGCAGCACCCAAGTCTTCAGGAAGAGGCCGATCGCGGCGCCCATCGTCACCCCCACGCCAGGGCGCAGAACAGCACCACGATCAGGGCGACACCGCAGCCGCCAAGCGCATATGGCTTCGCTGCTTCCCAGACAGCCAGGGCGAGTTCGATGCTGCCCATCAGTGCGCGCCTTCCATGCAGAGCTTCTTCTCGCGCTGGCGGCGCTCAAACAGGCCGCGCAACACGCGCTTGCCGGCCTTGTCGAACCAGGTGAGCGCCTGGCAGCCGCCGGCGATATCGCCCGCGTTGAGCCGGCGGGTGGCCGTGCTCTTGCCGATGCCGGCGACGCCGACATTGAAGGCGGTCGAGGTGTAGGCCGCGTCACGCTTCGGCGGCAGCCGGATGGAGATCGTCTCCGGCGCGAAATAGCGGTGCAGCCCGGTGCGATGCTCGGCGACCTCGATCCAGAGCAGCTCAAGGCATTCCTGATGGCTCTTGATCATGCCCAGGCGGACGCCGCGCGTCGAGCCGAAGCAGATCGTCGGGATGCCGACCGCGTCGAGATAGGCCTTGTTCCGCTCGCCTTCTTCCTTGGCAATGAACGGCACGGCGATCGCGAGCGTCTCCGCCTCGGTCGCCTGGGCGGCAGGCAGCGGCGCCGCGGGCGACGGCGTGGCGAGGATGACCGCCAGCGCAATGGCGATCAAGGCAACGGCAACGATGCGCAGCCATTCCTTCCAGATCGAAACGCCCTGCTGGAAAACGCGCCCGGCCAGGCCGGCGACCAGGAGCAGCACGGCAAGCCACCATGCGATGTTCGGATCATAGTCCTGGCCGGTCAGGCCGTACCAGGCTTCGGGCAGTATGAGCAGCGCCAGGCCGGCCGCCTGCATCCAGAAACTTAGGGACAGAACCAGCACGCGGCGCCATTCGGGGACAGCGCGGGGCAACCAGCTTCGCAAATCCATGATGATCCGCCTGTGAAAATCGGCCGGAGGAAATCTCCGGCCGGCAGGCCATTTTCATCGTATTCGGGAGGAAGTTGGCATGACGACCGGCGTCGCCATCAGGCGGTTCAGCCGAACAGCTTCAGCTGTCGCGGATCTCCGCTACCCTTGACGGGCACATTGTCCATCCGCTGGAAAAGGCGGTTCACCGCACTTTCCGACAATCCGAGCTTTCGCGCAATATCCGCATTCGAAGAACCAGCGGAACGGTAATGCCGGGCGCGCAGCTCGCGCACGAGCGGAACGCTGATGTAGTCCGGACCGAAACGCCGGGACAGCTTCTCGGCAAGCTCAATGCCCATCTCGTCGGCGAGCTTCCCGCGCTCGGGCGTCGCGGGAATGTAGAGGCGCGTGCCGCCATGCTGCTCGGCTAGCCGAACCAGGCCGGCCGGGCCGAGCAGGCGGAGCAGCGTGTCGGTGAGGCCGTGCTCGCTCACGCGACCTCCAATTGAAGGCCGCGCATAGTCGTGGTCAGGGTCTCGCGGTTCGGCCCGTGCCAGACCAGGCAGAGGGTGTAGAGCCCGTCGCGGCAGCGATAGAGCGCGGAATGCCTGGTCAGGGTCCAGTCGCAGCCCATCGCCGCCGCAAGAGCGTTGCTGGCCAGCTCCGACGCTGCGAACGCCTCGATCTTGGCGAAATCGATCTTGACCCGCCCGGTGTGACGACGACGCTGGCTCATGCCGGATCCCATTCGATCAGCTTTTGCTGGAAAGTTCCGGCGCCATGTTCGGCTTGCCAAAAGGCTCCCATATTCCAACGCGCCGAACCGACATGGCCGGTGCGCTTGAAGCGCCAGTCGCCGACGTGCTCGATGCCGAAGCCATCAGCCGCGGCAAAGACCTCGATCTCGTCCCGGTGAAGCGATCGCCCGTCGATGACGATCGAGGCGATGAACTCGGGCAGCAGTACCGACGCGACGATCACGATGGGGCGCACGCGCGAACAGATTGGGTCGGGGTCGACCAGCTTGATGCAATCGCGCGTCCGCATTCCCTGGTACAGCTGCACCGGCTCGCCCGGCCGCGCGTGGCGCTTGCGATCGTTGCGTACGGTGTGGCGCTTGATCAGCGCCGAGACCTGCGGGCCGAACATGGCCTTGAAGCTATAGGCGACCATTGGAGACCTCCTCCATCTCGATCGTGTCTACCTGGTCGCCCCATGACTCCCAGCCGGGCCGGTTGGTGCGCGAAAACAGCTCGACGCGTCGGGCCTTCGGCATCAACCGTTCAGCTTCCCGAAATGCCTCCTCGGGCTTCTGGGAATGCAAGCGGCGGACGCCGTTGAAGGACGAGCGGACGTTCTTCGCGGTCTTCGGCTTGCCCCGCGTCCCGATCAGGAAGGGCTCGTGGCTGGACCGCAGGATGTAGCCGGTGCCGAAGCAGGGCTTGCCGCTGGGCGTCACCTTGTTCCACACGCCTTGCGTCTTGTATTCAAAGCCCCAGGCGTCGAGCACGTCGAACTGCTTGCGCAGCATGGGGCCGGTTGCCCAGAGCCAGAGCAGGCAGTTTTCGGCGGCGAGATCCTGCACCGGAAGCGCCATAATGTCGTCGATCGACATGCAGCGGTAGTGGCGCTGGGCGCTCTTGGTCTCGCCCTTGGCCGAGAACAGCAAGAACTCCCAGGCCGGATCCGCCATGATGAAATCGTAGCTTTGCGGGTCGAGCGACTCGAAGGGCCAGTCCGCCAGGCCGCCGTAAGCGAGGAGCCTCATTGGCCGCCTCCGGTCGAGAGCTGCACCGCCAGATAGCGGTCGCGAAGGCTGGTCGGCTTGGCGGTGCCGTCATGGCCGCCGAGATCCGGCCACCAATCGTCCTGGCCGAGCAGCCACAGGTGCCGCATGGCGATGTTGTTCACGACGCGCCCGGCGGGCGGATAGACCTCGATCGCCGCGGCGTCCTCGCCGGCAATGCGATTCTTGATCGCCTGCAGCTCGTCCCAGCCGATCGAGCCGTCGTGCTCGATCGAGAGCAGGCCGAGCTGGCGATCGTGGTAGACGCGCAGCGCAGCCCGCCACTTCGGCGGCCAGCTCGCGGCCTCTCGGGTCAGGATAAGGCGCGGGCTCATGCCGCCTCGGCTTTGCGGGCGGTCATACGCCCGATCCAGAACCAGACGTTGGCGACGGCCAGGACGATGCCCGCGCGACCCGACCAATCGACGAGGCTGACGGCCACGGTCATTGTCAGCGTGTAGATGGCCGCCATCACCAGGATCTCGCGCGCACTCATGCCGGATATGCCTTCCTGACCATGTCGCCGAGCTTGTTCATGACGGCCGGCCAGTCGTGCTCGAGCATCTGGTCGAGCGGCTTGGCATGGTCCCAGACGAACTTGCGGAAACCTTTCGGATCGACGGCCTTGGCGACGGACAGCCGGTGCCACTGCGCGAGCGCAATCTTTGCGCCCGAGGTTCTCAGCCACTCGGCCGTGGCGACGTCCTCGCGCCAGTCGACGCCGGCTTCGCGAGTCATCCAGGCCTTGAGCGCCTCGACCGCCTTGGCGGCGTCTTCGGCGACGAGCAGGAATCGGGTGTGCTCGATGCCGGTCTGGCGCTTGACGAAGGCGAGCAGTGCGCTGTCGCGCCGATCGCGCACGATGCCGAGGTTCCAGGCGGCGATCCACAGCGCCTGGAGCTTCTTGGCGAACGGCCCTTGAAGGCCCTTTTCAGCCGGCTTGAAACCCTGCCGGCGCTGCTCGGCAACGATCAGCTGCAGCTGGCGGTCGTTCATCTCCCGCAGGCTGCGCTTGCCCGTCACGCGCTCATAAAGATCGCGGGCAGTGTCCTCGTCCAGGCCGAGCTGCTTGTTGGCAACGTGGATGGCTGCGAGCGCGTTCATGAGCTGCCGCCTCCGTAATAGGGCAACGCGAGAGGCTGCTGCTTTTGCTTGGGTTTGGCGGGCTTGCTCTCGGCCTGTGCCTTGCTGATCTCCCGGACGAGCCAGGCCAGCTCCTCGGCGTCGGTGACGACGATCTCCAGCTTGACGACGGCGCGGGCGCCCTTCGACGCCACGCTGTAGTTCGTGATCGTCGAATGCTCGTCGATCGAGAGATATGACCTGGTCATCACGCACCCCGTTCGACAAACTGAACGGCGCTAAAGGGAACACGAGCCGATTTCCGAAGGATGATCATGTCCAGGACAGGATCGATTCCTTCGAAGCTGACGGTCACCTCACCAGATTTCGGATGAAGCTTCTTGATGACTGCAGGGAAACGCACTTCGGCGGCGCAGATCTCGACCATATCGCCCGGCTCTGCCGGGTATTCTTCGTCAGTCCCATGAAAGAGCTGCATCGCTCAGCCCTCCCGCGCTTCGATCGGCACCGGCCCGGAGCCCGCCAGATTGATCGGATCTTCTTCGTCTGGCCGCAGCTCGTCGATGTGGATGCCGCAGCGGCCGCAGACCTTTGGATCGCGGTCGCTTGCGATGTGCCCTGGGCAGAAGTGCTGATATGCGCTCAGCGCCGCAGCCAACGCTTTGCCCACGGTGTCGCCTGTGAAGGTGCGATCGGCCCAACCGGTCCATGCGCCGTGACAGATCACCTTGGCGTTGGGCTGGCCGTTGAAATCGGGATTGTCGCAGACAAAGGTGATGGAGTTGCCTTCTTCACCCCGAAGGCTGTCTATCGCGTCAGTTGCCCATTGACCGCGCGCGATCTCGTTCTGTGCCCATTGAGGCAGGGCGTCGAAGGCGATCCGTTCCATCTCGGCCTTCTGCTCGGCCGAAAGGGTGCAGGTGCTGCGGTAACGCGAGAAGCGGCCAGGCACCGGCATGGCGCCGAAGGTGCTCTCCGGCTTCATCATGAAAACACTTCCATCAGGTTGTTTGCTCATGGTCGTTACGCCTTCGCCAGGTCGATGGTGATGGGCTCCCACGGCGCGTCCTGGCTGGCGCGCTGGTGGCAGCGGACATAGGTCTTGGAGCCGATGACGCGCATGGCGTCCCGGATGGCATCCATCGCGCGCTTCCAGCGCTCATCCTCGATGTCGAGGCGCAGCAGCATGAAGATCTCGGCGCGGTTGATCTGGCCTTCCTTGTCGACGTTGAAGGCGCGGCTGATGATCGAGCGGATCTCGGTGCGGCTGTCGGCCGACCATTCGGTCAGGCATTCGTCGATCAGGCCCTTGGCGACCTGGAGCTGGGCGCCGAAGTCGATCAGGTCGGCGACCTGGACGGACACCTTCATGAGACCGTCGAAGGTCAGGAAGGTCTTGTTGCCCTTGGCGCCGCCCTTCGTCGCGCCGTAGTCCTGGGCGAGCAGCGCCTCGAAGGAGGAAAGGTCGGCGAAGGTGTGCTCCTTGAAGCGGCCGATCTGGGCCGAGAGGTCGAGCGCAAAGCCAATGATCTTGCGAACCGTCTCGTCCTCAAGCTTGTCAGCCGGCTTGATCGCCTCGATCGGCACCAGGTGGCCTTTCGCGTCGTGCATGTAGGCCTTGTCGCCGACCATGACGGTGCCGGGCGGCGGGGCGGTTTCAGTTGCTGCTTCCATCGGAAGTCTCCTGTTGGTTTGGGATCGGGCTAAGTGGGGTAAGAAGGTCGCGGACAGCGGCTATCTGGAGAGCTACGCGCTCATGCTGCTCGGCGTCGGTGGTCGCCCAGGGCATCGACATTTCCAGCGCAGCGACCAAGAGGTGTGCCTCGATCGCCACGGCCCACAGGCCCTCGGTGGCGCGCGCTAGCGCGTAGATCTCGGCGACCGAGGCCCGAGGCGCGTTGCGTTCGGGGTTGGTGATGATGCGGCTGGTCAGCTCCAGCATGTCGAGCCGGGCGACGGCCGCCAGGATGGCTCTACTTATGGCCATAGCGCGGGTCCCTCAGATCGATGAGCTTGCGGAGCGCCCGCGTGGCGCACTCCAGTTCGAAGCGGGCGGCGCGCTCCCATTTGGTGTTGACGGAGGCGTCCAGCTTGTCGATGGCGCGGCCGAGCTTGCCGCAGGCTTCCATGACCGCTCGGTCCCGCGGCGAGAGCGGGCGAGGTTCCGGACCCTGCTTGATCATCTCGGCCGTGAGAACCGGCACCATCGCCTTGGCGATCTGCGCGGCGCGCTCCTCTGCCTGTTGCAGGCTGCTCATCATGCGCGGCCTCCCGGCAGGCCGTCCGAGAAGGGACGCGGGATGACCGGGAACAGCTTGACGTTCGAGCCGGGCTGGCTGGCGGCCGAGGCAATGCGCTCGGCCTCAATGACCCGGTCCTTGCGGGCCTCTTCGTTCCAGAGCCTGGCGCTAAGCTGGCACTCGATCGAGCGCGCCTGCTTGCCGAGGTCCTTGAGAATCCGGCGCAGCATCCGGGCATCCTGCGGCCGCAGCACGCGCGACTCGTGTTCGAAGCCGGCGAACATCTGGCCGAGCTGGTTCAGGGTGTCCGACAGAGCGAGGGACATTCTTGCCATCGTCACTTTCTCCTTTGGGGGCAGGTTTTGCAGGCGCGGTGCATCGTCATCCGGTGTGACGAGGTCGGCGCGAAGGGTTTGGCCTGCCACTCCAGGCAGGCGTTGCGGCCGAGCGGCCCGAGCACCGGGCATTCGACGGTTTCGGCCATGAGGGCGCCGCGAACCATCTGCTCGACGCGGTCGATGTCGCCCTTGTATTTGCCGGCGATGATCGACGAGATGGCGGAGCGACTGTAGCCGACCCGCCTTTCGGCGCCGGCCAGCCCTTCCGCATCGGCGAAGCGAACCAGCTCCGCGATCCAATCCGGCGTCTGGTTGCCCCATATAGCGGCCGCCTTGTCGGCGAAGCTTACCGTGGGACGGCTGTTCTGCGCTGGGCCCCGGTTCATGCCAGCTCCTCCTCGGCAAAAACCTCGCCGACAATGCGGTGTCGGTTCTGGTCGAAGACGATCTTTGCGCGCAGCGTCATCGGCGGCAGCGGCCCGGTGTTCATGGCCGGGCGGAGGCGCCACGTCGCCGGCCGGCCGGGGCCGCCGGCGTCGAGCTGGACGAGGTAGGAGCCCTTCAGCTCCTGGATGAAGCTCTTGGCCGTGTTGGCGGCGATCGCCACGTCCTCGGTGGAGGCGAGCACCATCAGATCCTGGTAGCTGAAGCCGCCGCGACCGGCGGCGCCGCGGATGATGTTCCACATCTGCTGGCGGGCCGAGCGCGGCTTCACCGCCTTGCCGTCGCGGGTGATCAGCGGCGTCGCCTCGGGGCAGCGTTCGAGCCGGTAGAGGTGTTCCTGCCGTCCGCTGGCGGCCGAGCGGCTGACGCCGTCCCTGACGGCAATGCCGGCGGTCATCAGCCGACGCAGGAACGTCGTCACCGTGCCGATGAACTTTTCCTGCGACACCGAGGCGACCTGCGAGGCCGAGAACCGGCGGCCGTCGGCGCCGAGCGTCCGGATGACGCGCCACATGTGATCCTGTCCGCGCAGGACCGGTTCGGCCTTGCCGACCGTGAGCTTGAGAACCATCGACATCAGGCGGCCCTCTGGTGGCGGGTCGGCAGCGCGCCGGTGACGATGCGCCCGCGATAGGTGGCGGCATCGAGCGCGGTGACGCCGCTGTTGACAGCCCAAGCCTGGGCCGCCTGCAGCGTCGAGACGATGCGCCGCGCGCGGCCACCGGTCTCCTTCACGAAGGCGGCGATCAGATCGTCGGCGATGGCGATGCCGGGCATGTAGAGCCGTGCCAGAGCGCGCGCGTCCTGGATGTCGCAGGGCTGGGCCAGCACGCGCTCGAGCACCAGGTTGTCGGCATTCTCGTATTGCGCCAGCTTCTTCGGCAGCAGCTCCTCGCCCACCAGCAGGATGGGCGTGTGGGCCAGCTTGTTGATCTGGCGGATCAGCTCGACCATGCCCCGGTCGACCGCCATATGGGCTTCGTCGATGATCACCAGGCGATCCTCGCCGTCGCCGAGACGCTGGATGATCTCGTCCATCATGTCCGACAGCGAGCCGCGCGGGGCCGGGTTGCCGAGCTCGATCAGGAGCGAGGCGCAGAACTTCTTGCGGGTCCAGCTGTCGAACACCTCGATCATCACCGCACCGGTGACGTTCCGGCAGTAGTCGGCCGCCATCGTCTTGCCGTAGCCGGAGAAGCCGGAGAACATGCCGATGTTCGGCACGTGCGGCGGGCAGTTGATCAGCGTCTCGACCAGCGCGCGGCAGGCCGCAACGTTCTTGATCGGCGCGATGGTGCCGGCCGCTGAATTGACACGATGAGTATTTGCATTCATTGGTAGGTCCTCGTTGCTTTATTCGGCCCCCGGTTACCGCCGGGGGTTTTCTTTTGCTCACATGCTGATGACGCCGCCGAAGTCGTCGTACATCGCCTTCAAGCTTCGATATTCGGAGCCTGCCTCGTAGCCGCCGAGCCAGAGCAGTTCATCGGGCTGCAGGGCGTCGCCGGCTGTCATGCGCTCGCGCATGTCGAGCGCGCGCCGGAAGCGCTGCTGCGGCGTTTCCTCGGTGCGCAGCCGCGTCACGCCGACCGGCATCGACGGCGCGACCGCCTGCAGCTCGGCATGGATCTCGGCGGCGCGGCCCGACAGGTTGGTTTCGGGAGTTCTGACACGCCCCTCGAACGCGGCCACCGCGGCTGCGATCTGCGGCGTGGTGTGCTCTTCCTCGCGCTTCGGCAGCGCGATGACGTTCGGCGCTTCCCGGCGCGCGACTTCCAGCAAGCGGTCGATCTTCGGGCCGCCGCGCAGAATGCGCTTCGTCTCGGCGCGGATCTCGGCCGACCTTTCTTCGTGGTACGCCCTGGCGGCGGCCTTGCGCTCGCCGGCGACCTGCTTTGGATCGCGCCCGGAAAGCTCCGGACAGACGGCGTCGCCAAGATACTCGCCGCCATCCGGCGTGAAGACCAGGACGCGGCCGAGGTCCTCGGTGTCCATGCGCACCAGCACTTCCGTGCCGGGCATGATCCGCTCCGGCATGTAGTGGTAGTAGTCGACCTGGATGCCGAGCTTGCCGACCACGCGGCGGCCGTCGCCGCCGGCCACCGGCATCAAGAGCAGGTCGAGCGCGCGTTCGTCGACCATGCGGATCGGCTTGAGCGAGGCAAGCGCCGCCTCGAACGGGGTGCGCCTGTTGAGGTCCTTGCGCTTGCGAAGGCCCGCATGAGGACGATTCTGATAAGAGACCTCGGCCCAGGCGTCGACCTTCTCCTGGAGCTCCGCGGCGGTGATCCTGACGCAGAATATGTTGGCGTCGCTCTCGCCCAGCCGCTTGGCGAACGCCTTCCGGCTCTCGATCGCCTTGCGGTCGGTCACGTTGTGGCCGACGAAGCCTTCCAGGTTACGGCAGACCTTGCGCTGGAAGGTGCCGATGCCGCGCTCGACATGGCCTTTCTCCTGAGGCGTATAGGCGATCGACGTCTCGGTATCGATGCCCAGGGAAAGAAACAGTCGCTCGGTCTCCTTGGCGACGAAGTCCGAGCCGTTGTCGGTCTTGACCAGGCCGGGAACGCCCCAGGCGATGATGGCCTTGCGGATCAGCAGCGCGACGGCCGAGGCGCGCGGCGTCCGGCTGACGTGGAAGATCATGCGCCGGGTCGCGACGTCGATGCAGGCGTAGATCGAATAGCGGCCGTCGACGCACAGCGCATCGACCGGCGAGGCATCGATCTGCCACATCTGGTTCGGCTCGGTGATGTGGCGCAGCATGCCGACACCGGCCGGCGCGTAGATCGAGCGGTAGGCGTCGGGGTTGGTGAGCTTCAGCAGCTCCACCTTGTGGTTCTTCTTGAGCTGCTTGATCGTGTATTGGAAGGTGCGCACCGAAGGCATCGGCACGATCCTTTCAATGCCCTTTGAAGCCACCTTCAACGTGTCGCCGAACTCGGCCTTGCAGAGGTTGAGGATGTCGTCGGCGTTGCTGAGATTCGGCGGCAGGGTCGCCAGCTGGCCGAGGATGAAAAGGCGCACGGCGCCGCCATTGGCGGTTTCGAGGACGCCCGTTCCCTTGCGGGCCGCAGCCGGGTCATGCGCTAACGCGTTCGCCTTGCCGTCCCGCTTCTGCCCCTGCCAGCGGGCGAGTGAACGCTTGGAGAGGCTGGGCACGATTTCCCGCACCCATTCGCCGATCTGCAGGGAACCAACATTGTACTTGTCCGTGAAGATCTGGACGCGCGTGGCGTAGCCGAGCTGCAGGCCGCGGCTGAACTGTTCAAAGGCCGTCACGATCGCCAGCCGCGCGTCGCGCTCCTGCTGCGCGCGGGCCGACAGGCTGGTGACCGGCGCTGCCTTGACCGGCTGCGGCTTGACCGGCTGCGGCGGCAGCTCGATCACCATGTGCTTCTGCTGATAGGCGATCTGGGCCAGCGCCGGCAGCAGCGAGAAATGATATTCGAAGCCGCCGCCGCCCTCGCTGCCGGCGCGCTTGCGCGCCAGCGCGCAGCTATTCCACGCTTCGCGCATGGCCATGCGCCGAACGCCGCTTTCGTCCGTCGGCATGTCCGGCAGCTGCTCGACGGCGATCTCGCGCGGGGTCAGCCACTCGTTCATTCGGACACCTGTGGTGGGAAGCCGTCATGCGTGACGCCATCGAGCAGCCGGCCGGCGGCTTTCTTGCCGAGACGGCGCATCGCAGCCATATCCGGGTGGACGAGGCGACCTTCGCCTGAATCCCATTCCCGGACGCGGCCATCAGGCAGAACGGTAGCGGTTTCGCGCTGCAATCCGCCCGTGCCTGCCGGTGCCCATTCGCCCCACTGCTTGAAGAGATAGGGGATGCGGTGGAACGCGCAGAAGGCGCGCGTGGCGCGGTGCCAGGCGGGATGCGTCGGGCGAGCATCCGAGCCGCTTTCGCCGCCGGAAACCATCCAGCGGAGGAATTCCCCCCCCCGCCAGTCGACCGGCCCAAGCGCCGGCTCATAGGATGCCCAGGTGAGCCAGCCCATGTCCGACAGCCCGCGCACGCTTTCGCGACGCTGGTCCGCCCAATCCTGGTTTTCTACCGAGCAACCGAGCCAGATGTGTCGGCTCGGGAATGCCAGGTTCCCGAACTTAGGCATAGGTGTCGGCAGGGCCTTGGCAAACCGTCGCACAGTTTCCTGGAACGGCTCGGTTTCGAGGCGCTGGAGGTAGTCCCGCATCCGCTCCGGGCGCTTGGTCAGCACCTGGAAGATGTGCCTGGGCGCCGCCGCCATGACCGCGAAAACCCGGTCGATCCACTCGTCGGGCACCGCTTCATAGAAGAGGTCGGCATGCGCGCAGACGAAGATCATGCGCGGCTTCGTCCAATGAAGGGGCTGTGTCAGCCATTCCTCGTTGAAACGAACCTCGCCGTTCCACACCGGGCCGTTCTTCGTGTCGACTGTCAGCCCTTCACGGCTCGGATGATGCTTCATCCGCGTGCCGGCGAGCTTCATCGCATAGCAGCGCTTGCAGCCCGGCGATTTGACCTGGCAGCCCGTGATCGGATTCCAGGTCGCGTCGGTCCATTCGATGCCGGTTCTGTCAGCCATCAGAGCAGGCTCCCCTGCTTAGG